CACTACCTTCTTGGTAACTTCATCGAGTTTTTTATCTCTTTCGGGATTTGGTGGGAATTCGCTTGGCATTTTTTATCTTCGTCTTGCTGAATTTATTTGTGAGTTCTGTTTCTGAATTCTTTCGTTTTCTGCTTCCACATGCTTATTTAACAACACAACATATATGTCTCTTTCCCACGGCATCATCGCCTCTACCTCCTCAAGACTCCAGCCGTGGTGTTGTATCATAGCGAAGTTAGTCTTAATCATATTTGTCAGACTGTTATGGGAGAGGCAGATTCGAAAAAATCTTGTAGTCCTACCAAAGTAGCAGTGTTCTTTTTCTTACACTTTGGGCAAGTAAAGTTAATATCGTGCTGTAGTTTTGGCATCTTTTCAAAGAATTCAGAAATTTTCTTAAACTGTTCTTGTGGTAATGAATCTATAAAGTCATCAAGTTCCTTTTTGCTAAAATCGTTGTAAATTTGTTCTTCATCATAAATCGAATCAATGCATTTTGAAATTGTATCAAATACGAACTCTGGAGATGCTTCTGCTCCAGGCTTCATTCCACTCATCATATCTAAAGTGGGATATTTCATTACCAGTCCTACATCACTGGTCAACTGAATTTTAAATTCTTGGTTTTCTTCTGGAAAATTGACATTGACCTTCTTTAGATCAACTTTTACGCCAATCTTTTCGGCACACTTGTCGCATCCAATATTAACATCAACGGTATCTTCAACCGATTGAATTCTAAGTTGTAAAAACAAATATTCAATATCAAACATTGCTAATGTATCGACATCAACTTTTCCGTCAACACAATTATTAATAATTTGTTTTACTACATTCGCAATTTCTTTTTGCTTTCCGCCTTCCATAGCCATAAGAAGAAGTTTTTCTTCTTTGACTAAAAATGGACGATATTTGACTGTCTCACCTGTAGAGGGGAGTTTCAATTCATAGAAAGGGGTAGCAATTTTTGGTAAAGCCATAATTAATTTCTCCTAATTATTTAAAGTTGAGATAATGGGATTTCTTCCCATCGTCTAAAAGCAAAATCTACCTGTTGCTTCATATATGTATCTCTTTGTTCGTATCCTACTTCGATAGGACCTACGCTTTTTGGATATGCTTCTACAATTCTTACGCCATAGATTGGTGTATCATCAATTGGGCCTTGGATTACCGTCCCGTCTGCTCCAGTGCCAATTGGTCCTTCGGATTGTTTGGTAGGATATTGAAATACACCTATATCACAAACATAGTCATTATAGTAAGAAAAATCAGCAGTGTCGGCTTCATTAATATGTTGTTGCCAAGCAGTAAAAAATCTTCTAAGACTCATATCGTGGTCTAATCTAAATATTAAACTTAAATCACCTGAATATAATTTTTCATATGCAAATTCACGAATAGGACCATATATTCTGTTTGGTTGTGTGCTGATTGCTTCGCCTGGAAAAGATGCCGTTTCACAAAGAACTGTAAGTTTTTTTCTGTAAGTGCTGTCCCAACCTGCATGTTGTATAAAGGCTTGCATGACAGTTTCAAAGCCGCCACCCGCAAAAGTTACTTCATAAAGACTGGGTTTAACAACCCCCTCAAAGGAGGCCTTCCAATCACTTATATTGCTTGGTACTCTAGGTGCTGGCATTTATGACATTTCTTCCGTTAATGTGTTGCTCCAAATTGCTTTCTTTCCTACTTTTTTAAATCTCTCTACGGGGAGATTGATAGCAATGGGCCAATCTTCTGCTGGTATATTTATACAATTTCCCTGAATTCTTTTGATATTATATTGGCGAAAACAGGATTTGAATATCTTCCATTTTTTGTCTTTTATCATTTTACTATATGGAAGCATTATTCTATTATTTTGTCTGTATTTCTGTAGTTGCATAAACATAAATAATCTTCTTTTTGGTGGAATGTAATGAAAATTAATACCAAAAAAAGAACTTCTTTCTCTAGACAACAATAATACAAGAGGAAATGTATCATAAAACGGAAGGGTAGTTTTGTATTCTGGTTCGTTGTAAAAGAAAAAATACAAGAAACCCTCAAACAGTCTTCTTTTGCTATTTCTGGTAGGGTCAGATACTATCTGGTCTCTTAAATGTTGTACTTTTGATACTCGAATATTTTCATTTATAGTTTTACGAAACCACTCGAAACTGTCTAATGGAACATTCGCATCTCTTCTAAGTTTCTGAAAAGAATCAAAAATGCTATCTTCAGTCAATTTATTTTTAGCCATTATTGTTACCTGTAAATAATTCTTTTTCAGTTAGAATTTGAAACTTCCATCCCTTATTTTCAGCAAATTCTTTTGCTGCTTTCCATTTGGCGCTATTGATGCCCCAATTTTTTACCTCTTCAATATATCGTTTTGTTTTTCGTTTTGGTCGAGTTGGCGGAGAACATTGTTTCTTTGGTTTAATCTCAACTAAACGAGTTTCAACAAAACCTTTCTTGTTCTTTGTCTTTATGATAAAATCAACAAAGTATCTGTGATATTTATTGTCGATTGGCGATTTATATGGAATAAATAATTCCTCAGAACCCCATTCTATGACGGATTCTTTTTCATCACAAAATACCATAAATCGACGCTCCCACAAAGAACGATAAATAATATTTGTAGGGTCACCAATATATTTATGTGGGCATTTAGGTCGGAATTTTCCTTTGTACGGCATACATATTATGTATCTAGGAGAAAATAATGGCACAAAACATAGTTAAATTTCCTAAAGATTTGGGCGAATCAGAAGAACACCAACACTTTATGGTGTTTCGTATTTATTCGAACTCGTCAGCAAGTTTAGGAAGTAATACTAGAACAGGCTCTACATCTTCTTCTACTGTTGATAGCAGTGCAGAAGGAAACATGCTTAGAGATTTAGATTCTTCAAGAGCCTCTAATCAACCAAAAGCAGGCGACGATGATCGGGAAGGGGCTACCCAACGGATGGCGTCGGCATCCGCCAGGATGCAGGCAAATGAAAAGCGTTTAAGAGATCAGGGTGTTAAGCCAGGAGATGAGAGCAGGTATCATACCGACAGAAAAGAGCGGTTACAGGATGCGGCAATAGAAAATGCGACCAGCATCGTGGGTGCATTTTTTACTGATACTACTTATTCAAGAGCAAAAAAACTAAACCAAGATTCTCTCTTTGTTCCCTTTCCACAATCTATTTCTATGACTGATGGTTGGAATTGGGAAACAGTATCATTTCAAAAGTCAGCAGTAGGAGAAATGATGAAGGGGGGATGGCAAGAAGGATTAGAAAAAGGACTAACTGATATAGTGGGTGGTATTGGTGCTATGACTGGTTCTGAGAATATTGGAAAATTGATACAACACAGTAATAGAAGAGTTTCAAATCCAAGAAAAGAAACAATGTTTAATGAGCCAAGTATGAGAACATTTACTTTTGAATTTGATTTTGCTCCAAGAGATATAGACGAATCAGAAAATGCAAATGCTATTATACAATTATTTAAATATCACGCTGCACCTGAATTATATAAAGGAGCAAATTCACTTTATACTTATCCATCTGAATTTCAAATTTATTTTGTATCACACGGAAAAGAAAATAAATATATTGCAAAAATAGATAGGTGTGCATTAACTAATATAGCCGTAAATTATACAAATGCAAATATGTGGTCTGCATTTAAAAATACAAGTGCCCCAACACACATAAAAGTTAGTCTCGAATTAACTGAATTGTCCTTGCAATCCAGAAACAGTCTTATGGAATTAGATGGTATTGACCTCCGAGGAGGAGAATAATGGCATTTTTTGATAAATTTCCAGTAACACTCTATGATATTAAGAAGGACGGCAATCAAAAACTTGTTGTTGATATTCTTAGAAGAATTGTTTTTCGTGAAGAACTTCGTGAGGAAGCAAGTTTATTTTATGACTACATTATTAAAGATGGCGAAACACCAGAAGTTGTTGCACATAAATTTTTAGGTGATACTAATCTTCACTGGATTATACTTTTATTGAATGAAATAGTTGACCCATATTTCCAATGGCCATTGAGTGATGCTTCTTTTGAAAAATTTACAGATGACAAATATCCAGGCAAAGCATTTTATCTTGGAAATGACGAAAACTTATATTTTGCAAAAGATGAAGAAGTTTATGTAAGCAGTAGGGATGGAACAAAACATGCAACTATTAGGGGTCTTGTAAAATATTATGACCCAACTTATAGAAAATTAGTTTTGTATAATATTGTTTCTCCATTAACTTTTGCTGTAGGTGATATCATTACAGGAAAAACAAATTCTTCTGTTGGTACTATTACAAGACTAGTTGATCTTCATTCACAAGCAGTTCATCATTTTGAAGATGCAAATACAGATTATCTTTACAATCCACTAGACCCACTTGCAACTCCTCCTGTAACAGGCTTACAAGTTGCTATTGGTTCAACTGGTTCTACTTTTGTAAATTCGGAGGGCGGTTTATCAGGAGCAACTTTTGGAAATACAATTTTATATTCTTATGTAAATAGTTTAGATGCAAGTACAATTACCCATTCTGTAGTTACGAATCAAGAATATGAAAGAAGATTAAACGAAACGAAAAGAATAGTAAAAATTTTAAGAGATGATTATGTTCCTACCGTTATGGATGAATTTGAAAGGATTGTTAAATAATGCCAGAAAATACCGACCCAACAAAAAAGGGGCTGTCTCACTTTGAGGACAATAATCCTGGCAAAGCAAACCAGTTACTGGACAAGTATGCTGGTGACAATAACTATCGATTAAAAACATTAACGATTTCTTCTCCTTCTGGTGGCGAAGTTGATATTACTACTATTTTTGTAGGAATGTCTATTTACGAAGATATGTTTTCAAATACCATGAGTTGTAGTGTTTCATTTCACGATACCAATGATATTTGTAGACATCTTCCAATTGTGGGTCAACGAGAAAAACTAAAAGCAGTTTTTTCACTTCCAGGCGATAAAGACATTAAATATACCTTTGATATTTATAGGATAAGTGTAAAAAATATATCTACAGTTGGAAAAAAACAAGCAATAACATTACAGGGTGTTTCTGCTGAACAATTCAAAAACATTCATACTAAAGTTAGCAGGTCTTTTTATGATAGTATTGATAATATTATAGAAACAATATACAACGATTACTTAAAACCAGATGGTTCTGCCTCTCAATATAAATTAAGCACTATTTTACCAACAAATAAAGAAAAGAGAAAATTTATTATTCCTAATTGGCATCCTTTCGATGCAATTAATTGGTTATTGACCCGTGCTACTCCGAAAGATAATGATAATGCTTCTAATTATATATTTTTTCAAAATAGAGATGGACATCATCTAACCACTATAGAGGACTTGTTCAAAATAGGGAGCAAGCCAAGAATGGAATACTTTTATATGCCACGACGATATCGTGAAGCACCTGCTAACTTTCGTGATCCTGGCTACGAAATGAGAAATATTCAAAGATTAATTTTTGAAGAACCTGGCAACAGACTTGACGAAAATGTAAAAGGAATGTACGGTTCTTCAATATTAACACACGACATAGTTCGAAAGAAGTATAAACTTAAAAAATTTCAATTGAAAAGTAATTTTTCAAAAACTAAACATATAGAACAAAATTATCCTATTGCACAAGGTATAGATAAATTTAGCAAAGAATATAATACTTCCTTTAATTTTTGTCCTATTCATAAAAATCTTAATCAAAAAAACAAATTACACGGTGGAGATACAATAGAACAAAATGAAAAATATGCAGAATGGTTGTTAAATAGAAAATCTTTAATTAGACAAATAGGAGCAAATATTATTAATATTAATGTTTCTGGAGATTCTCGCAGATCGCCTGGAGATGTAGTACACCTTACCCACACTCCATTACAACCAGCAGTAGGAAAAGATTTAAAATATAATAAATATATTAACGGAAAATATTTAGTAACATCTGTACAACACAATCTTACACCAGACGGATATTGGATGAATATGGAACTCAGCAAAGATTCTATGGAAGAAGTATATTCTTCTAGTTCTAATTTCTTAGAGGCAATGGAAAACATTAATGGACCAGTAGTAAACCAGTAAGCACAGGAATAAAAAATGGCATTAGAATTCTCACAATACAATGAAATATCTGAAGGGCTGCATCTGCTCAACGAAAAAGAAATTATCGTTGGCAAGGGTGCTAACTATGGTCAGATTGTATTTCTAGTTGGTGGTGCAGGTAGTGGTAAAGGTTTTGCTAGAACACATTTCTTGCAGGGTGCGAAATTTAAAAAGCGGGATGTTGATGAGTGGAAGGGAATGTTCTTAAGAATTGCTGCCCTTAAAAATGAATATCCAGAACTTAAATCACTAGACTTAAAAAATCCTGATGATGTTTCTACTCTTCATCAGTGGGTAAAAGATAAAGGAATTAAAAGTAAAACTTTAGATTTGATGTTATCTCAAGCCAAACTTGGTAGACTGCCAAATATATTATTTGATATTTCATACAGAGAGAAAAGTGATATCGATGCTCTTCTTCCTGCATTAATGGAGGCTGGATATAATCCAATAAATCTTCATGTCGTTTGGGTATTAACAAATTATGCAATTGCAGTAAAACAAAATCGTGACCCAAAGCGGGGCAGAGTTGTATCAGACCAAATTATGCTAGACACACACGAAGGTGCTTCAACTAATATGTGGCAAATGTTAAACAATGGAACACCGGCCGGAATAAATGGTTCGGTTCACATCATTCTTGGTGGTAAAGAACATACTGTATTTTTCAAAGATGCTGATGGTAATGAATTTAGTGGACATCAAAGAAGCAAATATGGTACAGACAGAGTTATTATTAAAGATTTTAAATATCTAACTTTGAAAGAGCCAGGAAAAGCAATGACATCCGATGCTGGTTTGCGGGCACAGGCTATGAAATGGATTGTAGACAATGTTCCAAGAACTCTAAAGAATGCAGGTATATTCCAATCCGACGAATCCGTTACTGAAGAAAAAGAAAATCTTTTACCAGAAATTTATTGCGATATGGACCAAGTTCTTTCAGACTTTTTAGGTGGTGCTGAAAAGGTTCTTGGTAAATCATTTACTGACCAAAACTATTGGAACAAACCAGAGTCAGGAGACAAAAAGATAGAACTGACTAAAAAATCTCCACACCTATACAGAGACTTAAAGTGGATGTCAGATGGCAAGAAACTTTGGGACTTTATCAGAACACATAATCCAAAAATTTTATCTGCGTATCCAAAAGAATGGATGCCAAATGCTAGAAGCGACAAAGAACAATGGATTAAAAAAAACATTGGCAGAGTTGATGCTTATATTGTTAAAAGAAAAGAAAAAAGACGGTACGCTCTTAATGATAAAGGTCAACCAAATATTTTGATTGATGACCATTCAAAAAATATTAAAGAATGGAATGCCTCAGGCGGTGTTGGTATATTACATACAGATGCGGCAAGTACAATTACAAAGTTAAAGAAAATGGGATTCTAAATTATGCAACAATTTATGGGAAAAGATGGATTTATATGGTGGCAGGGTGTTGTCGAAGATGTCGATGACCCCTTAATGCTTGGTAGGTGTCGTGTTCGTTGTTTGGGATGGCACACCGAAGATAAAAGTCCAGAGGGAATTGCAACAGAAGATTTGCCTTGGGCATATCCACTACAACCAATTACAAGTGCCGCAATTAGTGGTGTTGGTTCTTCTCCAACTGGACTCGTTCCTGGCTCTTGGGTTATGGGATTTTTCCGTGATGGAGAATCCGCACAAGAACCAGTAATAATGGGTTCGATTGGTGGTATTCCAGAAAAAGAAGCAAATGTTGAAAAGGGATTTAATGATCCAAGGACAGTAGAATCGGAAATTGAGCCTGGTTGTTTTGGATGGAGATGTCCATATGTCGCATCAGGGCAACTCACAGAAGACCCAAGAGGAAATATGAAGGGGAAAGGATTAAAGGTTCACAAATATTATTATGATGGTAATGGTGCAATAATTGTTAATAACGATTATGCACAAAGATATCCTAAGAAATGGGCATTAAATGAACCAGATACAAATCGTTTATCTCGCGGTGTAGTAGACGGAACAATTGTTCCAAGAAAGAAACAAAAAAGAGAAGTAGGCGAGGGTGGACTTTTAGATGATAATGTTCCAACTGCTGACATTACTTGTATGCCGGTAAAGGCAGGTATTGCTAGTCAAAGTACAGCAGAAGAAAATCCAAAAGGAAAATGGACTGAACCAAAAACTGCATATGACCCAAAGTATCCACATAACCATGTTTATGAAAGTGAATCTGGTCATATTATGGAAGTAGATGATACACCAAATAGAGAAAGACTTCATCGTTATCATAGAACAGGAACTAATGAAGAAATTCATCCAAACGGTGATAGAGTTTTGAAAGTTGTAAATGATAGTTATACTACAGTTTTTAAGAATAGTAATATGCACATTGATGGTTTTGCAAATGTTACAGTAGACAAAGCGTGTAAGATTTTTATTAACCAAGATGAATCTCCTGAAGGAGCCCCAAAGTTTGGAAACTTTGATATACATGTTGGTAAAGGTGCAAACTTAAATATTCATGTAGAAGAAGGACAGATTAATACTAAAATTACCAAAGGTGATATGAATGTAGAACTTGCAGATGGAAGTTTCTACACACATGTAAATGGTAACTTTGAACATTATGTGAGCGGAGACTATAATTTAAGAGTAGACGGACAACTCAGAACACAATCTGGTAAGAACACTTATATGAATGCAGGACCAGATATTCATCTGAACCACCCAGGCTATGCTGGAGGTGGTGCCGGGCCCGCCGGACCGTTCGGGGGTCTTGATGCAGAAGGTGTTATGGGTATGGCGGCTGGTGCAGCAATGTCAACACCACAAGGTCAAGCCGCAGGTGCAGCAGCAGGCGCCGCAGGCGGCGCAGGTGCGCCGGCAGCGCCGGGAGGATATTAAAATGGTTTTTGAATCAGGATATAGCGATTTACCTCGCAACATAACACCAAAATTTCCTTCGCCCGATATACCGCATCCAGATTCTGTTATTCGTGCTACTAATGCAGCCGATTTAATTACAGAACATCCACTGTGTAATGAAAACTTATTAAAAGATATTGATGGTGTTATGAGTCTTTCTAGTATGCCGAGCCTTCCAAATCTTGAAAGCCTTCTTTCTGCATCGGGATTATCAAGTCTGCCAGGAAAATTAGACCCAGAATCAATGTTCTCTGGTATTCCTACTTTTACTGGTTTAATGGAAATGGCAGGAATACCAAACATTGATGATATTGATTGGAAAAAAGAAGCAATGGCAGCGGCAGATGATATATTACATCAACTAAATATACCGAACCCGTTGGCCGATTTGTGTGCTAAGGTTCAAGGTATGGGAGCAGATGCTCAAGACTTATTAAAACAAATACCAGACCCCAGTCCTGATCTTGTTGGTCCAAACATCGACGTTCCGAAATTTACAGATATTGTAGATATTCCCGAAGTTGGTGATATCTTTTAAATTCCATAGGGTGTAAAGTATATTATGCCAATATTAAACTTACCAGACACAATAGAGATACCTTTTGAAACTCTGACTAACGAACAGAGAAAGGCTATCCATACAGTTATGACTGGTAGGGGTTTAAGAAATCCAATGGCAGAAAAGATTCAAACCTGCCGTGAAGCCTGTTTATCAGAAATAGAAGCGTTTAATGGTTTATCTCTTGCTGTACTCGATGGTGAAGGAAATTGTCCATCGTGTAGTGGAAGTGAATGCTTCTTTCTTTCTGCTCAACAAAGACAAGATATAATTTATCTCTTAGAACTATTGATTTATTGGTTGGATGCATTAGAAGTACACACTAATAAATTATCTGGTTCTGAAGTGGGCAGCATCGACCAATTCTTCCAACGGCTGTCTACAGCAGGTTCTTATACCAGTGCATTAAAAACTATTACTGGTTTGAATCACGAAAAATTCTCTATGGTGTTCCGAAGTTTAATGGGAGCAGGAGATGTTTGTTTAGATAGAATGTTAAATCCTTGTTCGGGCGATTGCCAGGATGGCTATACTACTTGCGGTAGTAATATCGCCGCAAATTCTGGCGTTGTTGGGCTGGTGGGATGTGTATGTAACACCGCCAACGCCGATGCAGTCATAAGTTGTTTTATTAACCAGTTTATTGGCTGTGTTAAAGACTTAATCGAAGAAGATAATTTAAATTATTGTGAAGCAAAAAAAGTAGTTGACAAATATGCTGCAAGTTCAAGACTTACAAAAGATGCAATTGCAGACCCAATTATTGGTCAGATTGTTCGATCAATCTTTGCAACACCAGAACTTAAACAAGCATTATTGGATATAAAACAAGACGAAGTAAGCGAAGAAGTATTACAAAAAACAGAGCAATTCTTTCCAGAGTTTACAGACGAATCTGGTAGAGTAACGGATTGTGAAGGTTCACCATTTGTTGTAGTAGGACCTGTTGGTGAGCAAGGCTTGCCTGGCATTGATGGATGCAGAGGACCAGTTGGTCCTCCAGGCGCGCCTGGACTTGATGGAGATTGTGATGGTACATGTGTCGGTGGTATAACTGGTGCTTGTTGCGTTAGTGGATTCTGTTTAGAAATAACCGATTCGCAATGTGCATTTTACAATGGACAATATTATGGTGATGAAAGTGAATGTAATGTAGAGGGGGGATCGTGTGTTCCTCCACATTGCGGAAGCGATAATGAATGTCTAGGGGAACAAGTTTGTTGTGGTACACAATGTACAGACCCTTGTCCAGACCGTGCAGGCGGCGAACCTCCGTGTAATATATGCCCACCTTGTGCAGAATGTGATGATTGTAGTCCATCTTGTGGTGGCAATTGTTGTGCTGATGACGAAACTTGCTGTGGTACTGATTGTATGCCAACATGTGAGGGCGGAGGTTGTCCAAATTGTCAAGGTGGATGTTGTCCACCAGATACTGTTTGTTGTGGGGGTGATGGTTGTTGTCCACCAGATAGATGTTGTGGAGGCGCGTGTTGTCCACCAGATAAAATTTGTTGTGGTGGTTATTGTACAGTACCAGGCGCTTGTGGTACTTGTGACCCAACACCTTGCTGTGATGAAGATGGAAATCCAGTAGACCCCTGTGACTTTGGCAATATAGGAGATTGTCCAAATTATGACTGTAATAATGGATGTGGTTGCACACTTGAAGAACCACATTGTTGTAATGATGCTTGTTATGCAGAACCACACGAACCTTGCGGCGGCGGTTGTTGCCCAACAGATGAGTTTCACAAATGTTGTTTTGATAATTGTTGTGATGGCCCCTTCAACGGACCGAGCGGGAACGACTGCTGTGTTGGCGGTTGCCCCTGTACTGACGGAACAATGTGTTGCCCTAATGACGGAGGATGTGTAGTTCCTTGTGAGATTAATGGTATTTTTAAGTGTCCCTGTACTGGTGATTGCTGTTCAGGAACTTGTTCCTGTGCCGATCTCAATATGCAGTGTTGTGATGGTGTTTGTTGTGATGGTGCTTGTTGTGGACCAAATAATGATTGCTGTGGTGAAGGCGACTTTTCTGGCCTTCCCTGTTGTGTAGAAGGCGTGTGTACTGGGACCTGCATCGGCGGTGGATGTCCCTGTGGAAGCGCCGGGTGTTGTAACAATGATGAACACTGTTGTGATGACAGTGATTGTTGTGGTCCTTTAACTTACGATTCAGACACTGACACATATTCAGGTACTTGGTGCTGTCCAACTACAGAAGACGAGAATGGTCCTCACGCCTGTAGAGATGTGTGTCCAGAGACAGGCGATTGTCCTTGTTTCTTAGAAAGTTGTTGTGGTCACTATAGCGGCCCAGGCGGTTGCGAATGTGGCGAGGGCGGATCGTGTTGTGAAGGTTCGTCTGCTGGTTGTTGTAATGAAGAATTACAGGACGAGAATGCAGGTGTATGCATACAACAAGCCGGAGAGGATTTCCTTGGTGGTTGTTGTGAGGAAGACAGTCTAACTGGATGTTGTCCAGACGATGAAAAATGTTGTTCTGACGGTTGCCAAAACGCTTGTTATGGACATCTAAATCCTGGCACGCTCATCCTTGATTGCTTTGAAGACCCCACATGCGGTACTAACACTCATATTACAATAGGACAACAAGGCGCATGTCCAGGCACTTGTAGTGGTGGGACGCATCAACAGTACGAGGGAGAACACCTCTTAAGAGGAGACTGTTGCTCTGCATTGGGTGGTGATTGTTGTTCTAGTATAAGTGGACTCGAAGATTCATATATTTGCATAAAATCTCCAAGTGGATGGGACCCCGAAGGCACCGATTATATGGCCAGTCAATGTTGTCCGCCTGGAATGTCTTGCTGTGGAGATGGTTGTACTAACTGGACACAAGGCATCTATATGGAAGGATGTGACCATGGCAGTAGCGATGACTTAGGGGGAGGTCCTCCAAACTCCTGTTACTTCGGCGAAGTAACAGACTCGCTTCAATGTTGTGTAGATGGTCAACAAGTGTGTGGTGGATGTGGTTGTTGTAATATGAATGACTTTATATGTCGTGAGTTCACAACTTGTGGCATATGCCAGTACCCCTGTAGCGCCGATCAATATGTTGCCGCAGGAACTGTAGAAGAGGTGACCGGCCCCGGCGGCGATGTAGTGTCACTCACCTTCGAACCCTGTGAGATGGAACTGGATGAGAATGACAACCCCATTGGTTGCCTTGACGGTCCATGCAACCCTATGGGACAAGACCATTGGCACTATACCGGCTCAACTGCGTTTGCGGGTTATCCACAACCCATCGATGACATGACTGCCTTGCAGGCTTGTATTTTCTTCGAGGATGGTGCAGAGGCCTGTGTCACTCAAATGATGGTTTGGGGAGCAAATGCAGGATGTTGTATCACAAATAATACTCAGAGTGATGAAGAATGTTCTGGAAATGCTGCGTGCGAATCGCAATGCGTAGATAGATTCTGTGGTATACCAGATTATGACGAGTTTCCCGAAACTGGTTGTGATCCTGACTGGTGTAATCCACAGGGTGTCCCCGGCACAGAATGCCCCGCGTGCGTTGTAGATGGCGTTGGAGCGCCCTCGGAGAATATGTGGTGCCAACTGCCTATACCAGATTCTTGTGCAGGTGCAGTCGGCCCCGGCGTCGTGCCTAGTCCAGGCTATGGTGGTATAGATGCAATATATCCCATTGAACCAAAGGGTGCTTGTTGTTATATGAAGAAAGTGGAAGACGA